AGCATTAGACTAAGGATAGTCTACCCCTATATTGAATAGAGGAGCTATGAAAAGCCTAATGATGTTCCTGCAGTCGGTCCTCCAAGATCTGGAGGACTGGTGTGGCACGAGTACCACGAACGATCTAAAAACGATCGTTCGTCGTGTTGAAGACGAGGGGTTATCGTTTCTTACGATAACCCTGGCAAACTTTGGCGCGGACTTCCAAAAAAGTCTAGACCAAGGTTTTGTCGGGCACGACCAGTTTCTCGGTTTTTCGAGATCTGGCGGTCTCCCCCGATTTCTCGGAGGTTTCCTTGCCTGCGTCTTCGACAGGAGTTCGGGTCGATTGCTCGATGATCCCGATATTACGGCGATCTGGGCGATCCGTCAGCTAACGCTGATGTTCGCAAAGATAAACCTTGAGTGCACAGATGCACGCAAGGCCGCTGCAATTGAAGGGTACATTGAGTGTGAGAAGGATCTACGACACACTGACCGACGTATTCCTAGCGATGCTCTTACGAGTTTTGCTAGGACCGCCGATCACGTGTTTGGATCAATGCTCCGCCGCATCGAAATGCTTGTTGATGTGGAAGACATTGTCCCCAGACACGGTCCAGGAAGCACGGCAGACCGTTTGGCAGGAAATGCCAAATGGAATTTGCCTGTTTACCATGGACGACTGGAAGCTGCAATATCTCTCGATAGAGCAGTCTTACCAAGCCCGAGGTATTATTCAGACCTCGAGCGTGTCGAGATTCTCGAACCTGGAGCGGAGATACCGGTTAAGGTTATCCTCGTTCCTAAAACGCAAAAAACACCTAGGGTCATAGCTATGGAGCCGACCTGCATGATGTACGTGCAGCAAGGCCTCAAAGATGCCCTAACAGATGGTATTGACAGAGATGACATCCTGTCAGCCATCGTCGGTTGGTCGAGTCAAATCCCTAATCGGGAATTGGCTCGACAAGGAAGCCGTGAAGGCGACCTTGCAACACTCGATTTGAGTGAAGCCTCCGATCGTGTTTCGAATCAGCTCGTACGGGCCTTACTCACCTTTCGACCTACGCTTTTGGCGGCGGTCGACGGAAGCAGATCCCGGAAGGCTGAAGTGCCTGGTCATGGCGTAATTCGCCTGGCCAAGTTCGCGTCTATGGGTTCAGCTCTTACATTCCCCATTGAGTCAATGGTCTTCACGACTATTGTCTTTATGGCAATATGCAAAGAGCTCAATCGCCCGATGTCCAGCGCACTCGTTAAAGAGTACGTTGGGCGGGTACGCATCTACGGAGATGATATTATTGTCCCCGTAGAATTCGTGCATTCTACGATTTCGTTGCTTGAGACTTTTGGGCTCAAGGTCAACGTTAACAAGTCTTTCTGGACTGGTAAGTTCAGAGAGTCTTGTGGTGGTGACTACTATGAAGGAGAGGACGTATCCGTTGTCCGTCTCCGGAGCAGTATACCCACCCACCGCAGGAACGGTC